CATATCTTTGCCATCTAAGTATGGCTGGGTGTGTTACCTAACCTGCGGAACCGCAGTCTAGGACGTGTTACTGCGATATAATATCACGGTATGCACTACGACACTCTTCTCCGTTGGAGAAGACTGTGAATATGGAACCATCCGTGAGGGTGGAACCAAGCTCTCTGGCAACTATGTTGCTAAAGTGCAAGACGACCTTTGTGAGAGGGTCGCCCATAAGGACTCCTCGTTTGAGGATAATCACTCGGGTATTGGTTGACGCATCTACCAATGTCCCATACTTCTCTAGGACGCCGGTCCCAGTGAAATAAATCTTCCGGGGGCGGTAACATACCGCCCTCGTAATGCCTTGTAAGAGCGGGGGTATCCCACACTTATTCATCCACTTCACAGAGGCAAGCTCTGCGAATTGATGGACCATTCGGTCCGTAGCTTCCTGGTAGTCTGTGCTACCAGCGAAGACTTCTTGCCACTCTACATGTCGTTCTATGTAGTCGGCGAAGGGGGTGTCGACTCTCTTTGACCGGTCCTCATAGAACAGATCTGAGTCCATCTCTTCAGAGAACATATCCTTGAAGAGATTCCATCCGTGGTGGGATTTCCCCATCCCGGATTCGCTAGTCTTAAACCCTTTCTTTAAAGGGTATGAGCAGATCTTGGAGACTGTGTCAAGCACGATCTTCAATGCGGCGTGTCCTTTCGTTACGGATCGCGCCTTGCCGGGTTCCCTGACCAATGTCAGGAATACCTCTCCTAAGTCGGCTGGATTCGTATCCAGCACCTCTTGTAAACATCCATAGAACACAGCTGTGCCTATGGATTCAAATTCGTCTTTCCGTTTCCACGAATCGACTGATCCATTATCCAGGTTCCTGACCGGGATAAAATTGTCGTCATTGTATTTCGACATTATTTCGAGGACGGCCTGTGCCGTACCCCCGTCTTTTCTAGTGTCCTCCCAACAGGCGGAACCAGTAACTGTAACCCGGGCTTTGGTGTCCAGGCCAGTGAAAATATCGCCCGGAATACCGGAGATAACACTGTCGAGAGAGGCGTTCACTAACGCGATCTCCGTTTCTGTCAGTACAGGAGGTTCCTCCTGCACTGACTTTAAAAATTTCTCCTTCGATTGTAGAACAACCGAAGGTGGTGGAGTTCCAGACCCTCGGGTCTGGGACATAATACCGGCAACGAAGATTCGTTGGTAACCGGTCAATCGAACGGCCTGATTCCAGGTTCCGCTCAGGTAGGATTCTACCCATCTTGGGACTTTTAAGCCCTTTAGATGTTCGATTGGATCATCCTGATGGATGACCAATTTGAAGGCTTTACGAGCGGATTTAAGGTCCGAGTAAGCTGTCTTCTGGGACATTGCGTATTCCGTAATGTCTCCGTCCAGGAATTCATCCCCTATGAGGTATGAAATCCCTTGTACGATAAACATATCGTACTTATCCCAATTCCAGACTTCCTCTGGAAATGCGAAGTACCGTTGGAGGAACATTCCGTCCACGGTTTTCAGGACCTCGAGAAACCTTCCAGCTCTCGAGTGGCGTGATCTGTCTTTTTCCGGACAGATCAGATAAAGCTCGCGTTCCTCTTTTGTCCAAAGAGGATCGCTTCGACCCTTGAGGAAGTATGAAATACGCTTCCACAAGGTTTTTGCAAAGTGCCTCCCAATGGGGGGGTCATCTTTCATATACCTGGCGCGCCACAGTAAGTGGCCCCAGTGAGTGTGATTCTGCAGTAAATACAGTTTCGACTCGTGTGATTTCATTGTACCAAAGTACAAAGAATTCCCTTCTTCCACCCCGCATAAGCGTGGTGAGAGTTTCCCTTGGATCCGGTGGCAACCACCGGGCCATATGTAGATCTTAGGGCCTTCGCCCTGAGACTGTGTTTGGGCTAATGCCCATCCCGCGAGTACCTTAAAAGGGTCCTCGTAGATAAAATCCCTACCCGGGAGATCCGGGTGGGGTACGTCTTCCTCCATGTCGGTGTTGTCCGACATGTGATCTATCTCCTCCTCGAACGAGGTCTCGGGAGAGTTATTCATTGTGCGCTCCAGATTGGAGCGTGCAGCCTCCTTAAAGATGGTGAACCCATCCTCAAGTAGTACGCTGAGATCCCCAGCGTCCATTAGGCCCCCCGCTTTGCGGAGGGTCAGGGCACTTGGTACCTGTTTCAGGTACAAGTGATGATCTCCGGAGACGTATCTCCGGAGACTTTCCGGAACGACCGCCGCCTGGCGTCGGTCGTAGTATAAAACGCATTCTTCCACGGCGGAGATTGCGGTTGTGCAGGTGAG